AAATCGTTATAGCATAACAATTTAATATTTTCCGTAAAATGGTTTAAATCTATATACTATAACAAATTACATTGATTATATTTATTTTCTGGTTTTTTTTGAAAAAGAGATAAATCATAATTGCAAAGTATTTTTTCTCTGGCTAACTTTCTGATATCTTTCATGATTTCAAACCCGTATGCGCGCCGGCCTAAATTTGCGGCAGCTCTCAACGTTGTACAGCTGCCGGCCACAGGATCAATTACGACATCGTCGGGATCAGTAAATATTTCAATAAGTCTTTCTAAAAGAGGGACAGGTTTTTGTGTCGGGTGAATTTTTGGAGTAAAATTATCAACGGGCCAATCCATACAATTTAAAACCATGTTTCCGTCGTTTCTAAATTTCGGCAGCTTGTCACGATATAAAACAAGAGCATATTCGCAGTTTCCAACAATTCGCATATTTGATTTCAGGACCTGCGCGGAAGTTTTTTTTCTGAAAACAAGATTTATATAATTAGGAAATCCATGTTCTTTTGCGTAATTTATCAATTCAAATTGTTGCTGAAAACTACAAAAAACAATCATACATGGAGCATCGTTTTTTTCTTTTGGTTCTTTCTTTAGCATTCGAGAACAGAAGAAAAAAAACTCTGGAATTTTAAATCTCATGTCAGTATTGAAAAAAGGTTTTTTTGCCAGCTCGCTTTCTCCATTCGAATTATCGCCATTATTATACCATTTCGGATTACTGCCATAGGCATCGATTCCAATATTATAAGGGATATCGGCAATCAATAATTGCGCCTTCGGAATCCCATATTTTTTATAATTCTGAAAATGATCATCAAATAATTCAATTCTGTTCATCTGTTTCTTATCCTCCGCCAAACTGTTTCCGTCCAATTATCATTGTAACCGATGGCTTTGGCGAGCCCCCTGGTCCTGTCCGAATTTCCGTATTTATACAAATTTGACATCATGGCCCGGTGACGATCTCTCGGGTCCATGGCCTGAATCGTCATAGTCTGTTTGACGAGCGCGGAAATATCAACCGTTTCATCAGGAATAATTTCCCTCAATATCCCCTCAATTTCTTCCGGCGGTTTCCGGCCCTGGCTCCGGTCATAATCCGCTTTCAAATTATATCCGCAATCCGGGCAGATATGCGGTCGTCCCGGCCAGACCCCTGAGCATTTCGGGCAGACTGAGATTTCAGGCATTTTGATATTTTTTCCTCTTTGACTCCGTTTTTTTGCCAACAACGACCATTGCCGATCATCCAAAACGTGCCCGTGTTCATAGCTGCATCCAGCGTGATCTAAAATTACGGAATATTTTTTCCCAGGGTAAATCCGGAGAGCGCGGCCGACCTGCTGCAGATAGATTGTTAATGATTTTGTCCGGCGTAATAAAATTGCTCCGGCGATGACAGGAACGTCAAATCCCTCGTTAATGACATCGCAGGAACAAAGGATCTGGACCTCTCCGGTTCTTAGACCGTCGACGGCATTATCCCGTTCCGTTCTTCCCATGTTTCCGGAAACCATGGCGGAACGAAAACCGGCCGCCTTAAATTTATTAACCATAAATTCACAATGATCAAGCGAAACACAGAAACAGACAGCTGGCAGGCCGTTTAATTTTTCACGATAATTTTCAATCACATTCCCGACTACGACAGATTTTTTCCAGTATTTTTCCTGTTCTTTCTGGTCATAATCACCTTTCGTAATTTTCATTTTTTTTGGTATGACATTTTGACCCCGAAACATCCTGGGGTATGATAGATAGCCGTTTTTGACGAGCCAGGAAATTGACGGACCTAAAACAAGACAATCAAATATTTCAATCAGACCTTCCCCGGACAGCCGTTCCGGGGTGGCCGTGAATCCAATTCGTAGAGCATTCGGGAAATGTTCGATTGTTTTTTTCCAGCTTTCCGCCGTGGCGTGATGGCATTCATCGATTATAATCAAATCAGGCGGAACAATACTTTTCAACCGTCGGACGATCGTTCCGATCATGGCGACCTGAATCAATTCGTTCGTCATGGGTTCACCGGAGGAAATCTGCCCGGCCTGAACACCGAAAGAAAACAATTTGCTCATGGTCTGCTGCAGGATTTCCCGGCGGTGCGTGAGAATCAATACCCGTTTATTTTTGTTTACCGCTCCGGTTGCGATATGGGAAAAAATTATGGTTTTGCCGGACCCGGTGGGGGCCACAACGCAGGGGGATTTATATCCTTCCCGGAACTTTTTGACAACCTGAGCAATAATATTTTTTTGGTAGTCCCGGAGTTGGAAAGTCATCCCCATTGATCCGCCATTGCTTCCGCAATTCCGGAAAAAGTTCTGCTTCGTTCTTTCCATCGTTCAGCAGACGGCGGTAATTGGTACCATTTTGCACCGTTACTTTTCCCATCTTTTCCGATATATCTTTCTCCAATCCCAACTAATTTTGTTGGTTTTAACAAAGGCAAGTTTTTGAGTCATAAACAAGTTCTTTTTGATATTTCATGCCCGTGCTCGTATGGTTGTATTATTTGCGTATAAACAGGTAATTCTGCATATTTATGTGGCACAGGATTTTCTATGCAGATTTTTTTAATCTCCGATTTTAAAAGCAGCATAAAAAAAGTTCTTGCATCTTCCATTTTTTGCCAACGGTTTTTATCTTTATGTAAATGCTGAACGCCAGAATTAGCAAGATATGTGCACGGCGGATGCGCTATCATCAAATCCCAACCATCATTTAATATTTTCAAAACATCGCCCTGAATATGCTGTCCTGGAATTTCAGTTGGAAGCAAATCGCAAGACCACGCGTCATGTCCTTTTTTTCTGAATGCTTCTCTGACGATTCCTGAAAATTCACAGGCAATCAAGACCTTCATTTTTTTATTCCTTCCAATTCGGATTAAAGAAAAACATATTGTAAAAGTCTTTTTTGAATTCAACCGGTTCCTCTGGTAATCCAAAAGGTCCCCCTCTTACAAATCCATTCAAAGTTTCACCGGTATAAGCCGATCGGCAGCCTCGGCAATATTTTAAGGGATCGCCAACTTGCAACCCTTCTATCAATATTTTTCTTTCGAGAGAGAAAAATGATTCCATGGGATTATCAATATCCAGTTTTCCGATTCCTTCCGATATTGCTTTCCAGCGCATACAGCATGGCGCTATTGTAAGATCATGTTGGATTATTAAAAAATCGGAAAGATATTTGCAATCATATCGGGACACGAAAAATCCGTCTGAATCGTCAAACGCCTGAGAAATAGAGACCATTTTGACATAAGGAGTTTGAAAATGGAATTTTATAAAATCAATACATTCTTCCCATTCAATATCCTTTTTTGTCAATTTTATGCAGATCGGAAAAGCTAAATTTCTTTCTTTTTTCAGTTTGCAAATTATTCCCAATGTTCTGAATGGATCCCGGATATCCGTTCCCCTGATTTCCCGGTATGTTTTTTCTGTCGCTCCGTCGATAGATATGACAATAATATGATAATTTATTTCCGGAATAATCAGATTTTCCCACCGGGCCGATATGGTTCCGTTTGTCGTCAGATTGATTTTATAGCCGTAAGCCGACGCCAAAATCAAATAATCATTAAGATTTATTGTCATCATCGGTTCGGATAGAAACCATGGGCAGAGAACAGGAAGTTCTTGTCCGGCTTTTTTATATTCTTCAGCGATATTTTTGATTATTGTTTCAAATGTTTCCAGATCAATAATTCCTTCTTTATTTTCATGATAACACTCTTTGCAATGGAGATTACAAATTCTGGATAATTCGATCATTAACTGACGCGGATATTTTTTATTCTTTTCCTGCATTTTTCGCACCTCTTTGACAAATCCTTAATTGATATATCACGATCAACGATCGCGGTCCTTTGAAATTCCGGAAGATAATCAAGATCCGGCTGCTGGTATGGGCTGTTATGTTTCATTCCTCGCCTGACCATTTCGGCAGCAAGCTCATCATGACGGGATTTCATGGCCGCCGGTTCGATTTGCACAACCGGATTTATACGACCGGAAATGCTGTGTCCGTTAACAAAATTATGCCGATGTTTATGGATTTCCCCGTGTTCTCCCAGGAGATGACGATCACATAATAGCGCCGGAGCAATCATCCACATCCTCATTTTATTTTTCCATAAATTTTATTCAGACATGAAGATTGCCGGAAAGATAATGGTTTTTCTGAATTAACAAAACAGGAACAGGTATCGACAAAATGAATTTCCCAATCGTTTAATTTTATTTCTCCGGCATTAACCGCAGATTCTATAGTTTCTATCTGAATTTTCCATTTTGGAATCAAATCTTTCATCGGATCTCTTCCCATTTTTTCAATTCATACCCTTTCTCATTTTCCGCCTCGATTGCTACATAGGCCAGAACGCCGAAATCGACCATGGAATCAAGGAACCGTTTTTGATCCGGTTTAATTTTATCGGATTTGGTTTTAATTTCAATGACACAAAAAAGAGAATATATCGCACGACCGTGAAGGAAAAGAGCTATAATTTTTTCAAACCCGAACAAATCAGAAAATCCCTTAAACCGTTTTGACGGAGTCGGCCCGTACCAGATCGGATGATCAGATCCGACCGGAACAGCCAGCCCGGAGGTCATTTGATATAATCGGCCACGGCCTTCCCGGGTCCAGTCGATCATAACTTTACGTTTTATTTCTTCGTGTTTTGATGCCATATCCATATCCATATAATTTTAAAAAAAGAAATTCTTTTTGTAGCCCATCGCAGAATATTGTATCTTTCCGTTTCCCAATGGACAGAATAATCATCGAAAAAAAGTTCGGATATTTCTGAATCGCTTAAAATGGCCGTGTTTCCAAAATCAGTTAAAATAATCCAAAAATTCTGATTTTCAATCGGACAATTTTTTTCTCTAATTTTTTTTATTATGATAGAATTTCCAGTAATCTTTCCGTCCCTTGTTGCAAGTTGTTTTCCAACATAATTTTTCATCGTCGCTAACTCCTTTTCAACCGGATTAAATCCTTCCGCCCGCTGCCACAAATGTACAGCGCAAGCCAGTTCCATTTTTGTGATATTCCCGAGAAGAAATTCCTGCATTTTTTCTTTCAGTTCTGTGTAAGTCATTTCAACACCCATCTGTTATAAACCGAGTTCTTCCGGGGTTTCTGTTTAATTTTTTTCCATCGGGGATCAATGCAGGAAATAAATTCTCCGCATCTTTCACAGATTACATTACTCTGATATTTGAGAAACATACATTTTCCGCGATGTCCAAAAATCCGACAGAATAAATTCATCTTAAATCCCTTAATTTCTGTTTTATTTTTTCAATGTTTTTCAGGATGAAAACCTTATCCGATTCGGAGGTAAAAGGATGATGCAACCTCCGATTCTGTTTCTGCAATCGGATTTGAAGATTATGTTTTTTCTCGGAATTGTTCATGATTCCCTCTCCAAAATTCTGACAGCCTGACGGATTATTTTTCTTTCCAGTTTTAATTTTTCGGCATCGGCGACGACAAAGGCAGCATAGTCGGCGGCATAGGCAGCATAGTCGGCGGCATAGGCGGCATAGGCGGCATAGGCGGCATAGGCGGCATCGGCGGCATCGGCGGCATAGGCGGCGGCATAGGCGGCATAGGCGGCGGCGTAGGCGGCGGCGGCATAGGCGGCACGGGCGACGGCATAGGCATAGGCTGCGGTTTTGTCTGACGGATCAGTTAGCCATTTTTTCGCCGCTTCAATCGCGATCCGAGGCCGATTATCTTCAGGATATATTTTCTCAAAATTAGGCAAAACCTGTTCAGCTGAGAAAACGGAAATTTCGACAAGTTGTTCTTTTGTCATAAGATGAGTAAAAAGCCATCTCGACCAATCCGGCCGATAATCATTTATTTTAAGCAGGATATTTTCCAGATTCGACATTCCTTTACAGTTTTCCAGTCCCCATTTCAAGCCATCTTGACGCGGCCTGAGTTTTTCAATTTCTTCTTTTGTGATTTTCATGCATCCCTCCATAAAAAAATAGCGGGGGCCGGATTCGAACCGGCATACTCGGCTTATGAGACCGACAAGGAACCACTCCTTAACCCCACAATGGGCGGGTCTTTCCCCGCTTGTCACCCTCCACTATTTACCGGCGGCTTTCGCCATTTGAGGCCGCGGACAGGTCAACGCCCCTCTTTGTGCTGACCGGATTTGAACCGATAACTCCGTGGATACTTTTTGTAATAAACACGGGTTTTCCCAATTAAACTACAGCACAATAAAAATAATAAATATCACCCAGACGGGAAGCCTATCAAGTTCCGGGATAAACGATGACAAATAAAAACTTCTGATAGGATATTCTCTCTGGTTCTCACCTTCGAGATTAACCTTTCTGTCTTTCGGCTTACGGACTTTAAAATTCATAAAACTTAATATCTTTATCCATCAGCCTTAAACCTTAAAAAATATAATTTGTCTCGGATTTACTACTGTCCGTTCACCATTTTTCCGGTTTTTATCTCCGCATGTTGATATTTATTTCTTTTACTTCTCCTCTATTAAATCAGTCGTGGCGTTAACAATTTCTAACGCCGCATCAATCCGGAAAGGTTCAGACATTAAGTCTTCAATTTTTTTGTCACGTTCCTGCTGATCGTAATATTTCCGGATATTTGTTACCCGAATTTCGTCAGTTCCTTCCGCTTTGTAATTCTGGGGCTTCAAATTCTTATTGGTAAGGGCTGACCAGGCTTGAGACTCAAGCCGAGATAAATCTTTTCGGCGGTGTATCCATTCGGCAATTGTTTTTGTTACCGTTTTCCCGTCTTTTACTTCCACGGTAACAGCCGTTACAAGATTCGTTTTCTGAATGAGAATTCTTAACTTCTCAATCTCTTTAATAATATCAGAATGAGATTGTAACCATTCCGAAACCTGCCGAGTCTGTTTTTCTGCCGTACCATAAGCGGGTGTCTCGGCGTCAAGATCAGCGCAATACATTGCAATTTTCCCACGGATATCTTCCGCTTTTCTTTGAAGATCCTTTGTTTTCTTCAAGGCCTCAATAATTTTCATGACTTTCTCCTTAATCCTTAAGATTCTTTAATTATATATTATTATATATAATCATGTCAACTATTTTTTACTCAATCCGCGGATATTTATCCGGTAATTTTTGGGGTCAAAATCAACAGAAATGTTCCGGGCAAATTCGTTATCGGCCATAAAAAGCGGCATATTGTCCTTCAAGCTTTTCAACTTTTCGTTAAAAAGCTTTACCGCCGATTCGGGGAAATTTAACATTTTTTTATATGCAAAAAGTTCTCCCTGAAGCACGGCCACATTACGTGTTTTTCTTCCGTTTCGAGTTTTGTTTTAATTGATTCAATATTTCCCCGGATTGGCTGAATAAAGATGTCCTGAAACTCCGGATTTTCTATTGCCGATTTTACATTTTTCACCCGGTCAAAAAGCCGCAGTAATTCATCTTCGGCTTTTTCGTTTTTAGCCTGTTCGTAGGCCTGTTCTTCCGATTCGTTCAACGGCGGGACATTTTCTTCATTTTCGCCGTTGTAAATTTCCAGTTCGTTTGCCATAAATAACCTTTGCTCCTTTTTATTTTTAACGGGATAATACCCGTTATTTCAATCCTTCGATTCGCTGCATTTTTTGCAGAGTGTTCGATCTTCATTTCCGAAAAAATGTAATCCGCATTTTTTGCAAAAATGAAAATAACGGAATTTGTCATTTCTGTAATTTCGTTCGTCAAATTTAGATTCTAAAATATCTGTTATTTTCATCACGCCACCGCCTTTCTATATTCCTGAAAATTCATCGGATACCAGTTTTGTTTAACGGCAATTTCTTGATATCTTTTCCAGCTTATCATCAAACCAAAAATATTATTTTCCTGTTTTTCTTCGGAAAATAGATTGTCAACCCGGACAGAGCAGAAAATAATAAATGGCAAGAGAAGAAATCCGAGAATAAAAAATATGGCCATCCAGTCATAAAATGATAAATAATCTCGGAAGAAATCAACGGCCGCCCGGATCGGCGCTATCAATTTGTGCAGATGGATATTGTATAGTTCGTTTAACATATTTTTTTCTCCCTCAGTCTTTTAAGCATCAATAAATTTTTAATTGACGGAAAAAAACTCAATTTACAATATTGATACAAAGCCGGATCAATTTCAGCCATGGTTCTAGCTCCTGCTTTTATTCGGTCATTAAACTCTTTTCTTGATAATGGAACCGGTGGTGGTATTAAACCCATTTTCTTCTCCCCTCCTTTCATATTCCTGACAATTTTCAAATGTCCAGCCAAAACAACATTTTTTGAGTGATTTTATCCAGAATCTAAAATTTATTTTATTCATTTTTTTTTCGTCTATGCTTGTTAATTGCCATTCTTCATACCATGAACTTCTGCCAATCCCATCTATATCTAAACAATACGATTTTATATCGTCACCGCCATAGGCGTGAGCATATGTATATTTTACTGTGGCGTTACAGTCCGACTCAAAATGTGACATAGCGCCTCCTAAATCTTTACAAATATGCACCCTGCTGCCGATTGGAAATTTCTGTCCTTTTGGTTCTGGATTGTTTTTTACATTTAACAATCCCTGTTTATATCTTCGTTTAGCGCTTTCTAATCTTTCCTTGTAACTCGACATTTTTTTCTCCCTCCATCAAAACGGAATTTCATCATCCGCATCTCGCGGCGTCTGATCAAAAAACTCATTATATATTTTTTTCCAGTCGAGTAAAATAACCTGTGTATTTTTTGTCAAAAACATAATAGGGAATTTTCTGTTGTTCCCCTCCAAAAATGCCGGATGTCTCGCGAGAACCTCTTTATAGTCGTCAAAAGCGGTTTCCGACAGAATTTTTGAAATTTCCTGGTGTTTGGCCGCGATAGCCAGGACCTCGATATCCTCTTCATTCACTTTTTTTGTTGTCCGTTTTATCCCTATCCGTTTCAAAATGTCTTCATATTTCAGTCCGCCGCCCAGGCTCCCGGATTCTTTTATCATCAACATTTCTGAAATGGTCAAAGACAATGACGGATCAATTTTCACAGAATAATCAAAAATGTATGATAAAATTCTATCCTCATCTTCGACAGTCTTTTCCTCTCCGAGATCCATTATTGATTTTCTGACAAATTCATTTTCCTTGTCTTTCCCCTGCAGAAACGGTTTGTCGGAAATTATCATCCAGAATCCGGCAAACAGCGGGCCGTAGGTGTCGCCTGTTCTTTCCTCAAACCCGAGAGAAATTATAAAATCACGAGCCAGTTCACAATTTTGAATCAGTTCCGGGAGTCTGTCAAACATCATTTTTCTGAGACCGACCGCGGGTGGTATTGCCCCCATTTTCCCGACACTCTGTTTCAGGCGGATAATCACAATCCGGGAAGCGTTCGCGGCGTTTGAAAGATATGTCTCCGTAAACGCAAAACAGAACATCATTTTTGTACGGAAATGTATCACTTCCTGGCTTGGCGTTCCCTTAAGAATTTCATACCCGCCGTAGGCCGACCGGGCCAGACCGAGAACATTTTCAATCGTTGCGATATCAAATTTACTGTTTATTCCGAATTCATCAATAATGACAGGCCGGCAATCCCGACCGGTTGCCTGCCGAATCGCGGCCTCTGTAGTTTTTCCCTCAGATTTGATTAAAAAGCTCCCGAGAAGCGGCTCTATGATATTTTCAATTAAAAAAGATTTTCCGGTTCCTTTTTTCGCTGTTATCCAGATATGGGGCCGTCTCGTCAAAATAGAGGCAAACGGCGCCACGGCACACCATCCTACCAAAGCCACAAGCATATAATTTTTTTCAAAATTGAAGGTTTTAACGGCTTCGACGAATTGTTTTCTTTGTTCCCTGCCCCAGGGATTCCCTGTAATTTCAAAATGGAATCGTGACCGGCAGAAAACAAGAGGACCGTCATACTCAGTATAATCGATTGTTCCGTTTCCAAAAATTGTCAAATTTCTCCCCGTGTTGATGATTATTTTATCACCGTCACGGTGAGGTCCTACGCCCAGGATCGCGTCATTATCAAAAATTCCTTTTCTTATTGAGCATTTTCTCAGCCATGTAATAGCGGCGGATTCATCAAGACAAACGCCGGATTTTGTCTCTCTTTCAAATCGAGAAAACCACCATCCCAAAGGTGCAATTTCCTGAATGTTATTTTTCAGCGCCACATTTCCACGGGAAATTTTAATCGGGATGTTCTGGTCTTTGGGAAGAAAATAATGATATTTTTCATCATAACCAAGAAAAGAAAATGGCCCGGCGTCTTTGATAGTTCCTGGCGGGTGTTTAATTTCCAGTATTTTTTCAAGGTCCGCGATTTCCAGCATATCCACGGTTTCCACATAGACAAAAAATTCGTTTCCGTCTATGTCAAAATCGTCGATACTCTGGCCGTCTTTCCATTCCGGAAACGGCGGTATAATTTCTATTCCCGGAATGGCTCGCTTAATTTCCAGGGCCTTTTCATACCCTGGCTTGTCAGCATCCGGAAGATAATATCCATGGCGATATTTCAACAAACTCAAATCAGATTTTTCGGGAGTTGTCGCGAGAGTCGAAACAATTACCCCGGTTTTTTCTATATTCTGAGCCGTTTTGCACGTCGCGCATTTTTCACCTTCGACAAGAAGAAATTCCGCTTTTTCGTTCTGGAATAATTCGTCAGCTTTCAGCGGCGGGATCAAGATCCCGGGCGGCTGTTTCATTATCAATTTCCCGTCCGGGCCGGTGTAATAAGGGTATATTTGTTTTTTATTTTGCTTATCTTCATATCGGGCACGATAAAACAGAACAGATCCGTCTGGATTCCTGTACACCCAGATGCGTTTTAGTTCAAAATCTTTTATCGTTTTTCGGAACCCGATTTTGTCAATGTCAACAGGAGACAATTCCCCCATGGTTTAGCCTCTCTTTTTATTTACAAAATAGGGGATTCGTTTTTTTCTTTATTTTTCTGATTTTCAGCTATCAACGCCTTTTCGACATAGGCCGTTAAGGTTGTATTATTTATAGCTGCAAAAACTTTTGCCTCCTTTTTTATCTCTTCATCAATTTCAATAAACGTTTTTACCCTCATAAACCCTCCAAATTATTATAGTTATAATAAGCAAATATATATTATAAAGTCAATACCTTTTCAAAAATAAAATTAAAAATCTTGAACAAATATTTTTTCGTGTTCAGTGTTTGTTCAGTGTTTGTTCAGTGTTTGTTCATACATATAATAATAATAATTTTATATAATATATATAATTATATTATAATAAAGGAGAAAGTGAACAAATATTAAAAAAATATACCTATATAGGGGGTATGTAAAAAATGGTAAATTTACCTGAATTTTTATTTTTCTGTAAAGGGGGCTATTAAATTCTGTTCAAGCTGTTCACTCGATGTTTTTTTTGATTTAACTGTATATACCATAAACAATTACGAGTGAACAAAAAAGTGAACAAACAGTGAACACCCTTGTTCACTCGAATTTTGTTGATTTTTTTATGGTTTATGATATATAATTTTTTTATGCTTACAGAAAAAATGAAAATGTTTTGCCGGGAATATGTTAAAGATTTTAATGCATCGGAAGCGGCAATAAGGGCCGGATATAGTAAAAAAACGGCCAGAAATATTGGATCTGAAAACTTAACAAAACCTGACATACAAAATTATATTGAAAAACTTAAAACAAAGCTCATAAATGACAAGAATAAAATTATATTTGAAAATATTCAGTTTTGGGAAGAGATAAGGAAAAATAAAAAATCAAAAGATTCTGATAGAATTCGAGCCTCTGAAAATTTAGGTAAATATGCAAATATGTTTATAGAGAGAATCGCCATCGAATCAATAGAAATCGGAAAACCTCCCTCTTTGGACGACGCAGAATTCCCGGATGAAGATTGATTTCTCGACCCTTCCATTATGGGTCAATAAATCGTTTTATCCGCTTTGGTTTGACAGAAACAGATTTATTGTCAAAAAAGGCGGCGCTGGTTCAGGAAAATCTGTTGACTCTTTCCGGTGTGCTGCTTATCGGATGACCGCCGAGCCTGGTCATAATTATCTCATAGTCAGAAAATCGGCGAAATCAAACGGAACCTCAACCTATCCTCTCATGAAATCTTGTCTTTCAGATTGGAAACTCTGGCCGTTATATGACGAGATGAAAACGACCATGACATTGACAAATAAATACAATGGCAATCAAATGAAATTTCTCGGGTTGGATGATGTTGAAAAAATAAAATCCATCACATTTGAAAACGGTCCGTTGACTGATATTATTATCGAGGAAGCGACAGAAATTACAGAACAAGATTTTAATCAACTCAATCTTCGTCTTCGTGGCCGGGCCAGACAGCCGTTTCAAATGACCATGATGTTTAATCCGGTCTCGGATACACACTGGATGAAATCCAGGTTTTTTGATAACCCTGGGGAAAAGAGAAAAAAAATCACGATACACGAATCAACATATCATGACAATCGATTTATTGACGAGGATTACAAAGAGGAACTTGAGGCTTTGAAATTTGAGGATCGCGTTTATTATGAAATTTACGCTTTGGGAAATTGGGGGTCCGTCGGAAATCTGGTTTTCAGAAATATTGAATATGCTCCGTGTCCGTACAGACCGGAAGATTTTGACGAAATCCTGTGCGGTATGGATTTCGGATTTAATCACTATCATGCTATCGAGTTGATCGGTCTGAAAGATGGAGTCAAATATTCTTTCAACGAACTCTATGTCAGAAAAATGACGAATGATCAGATTATTGAAGAAAACGAACGAATGGAGGTTCTTTCCCGATATCAACGATGTATAGCAGATTCAGCTGAACCGAAATCAATTCTTGACTGGAATAATGCCGGGTATAATGTTGCCGGCGCAAAAAAGGGTCCGGATTCTGTCCGGCAGCATATTAACTGGCTCAACCGGGGAAAATGGATTATTGACCCGGAACGATGTCCGGGGCTGACTTCCGAAACGAAATCGTACAAATGGAAAGAGGATAAAGACGGAAATGTTTTGGACGAACCGGTGAAATTCAAAGACGATGCGATCGCGGCGTCACGGTATGCAATCGAAGAAAAAACGGAATATCATATCTCAATTCTGGATGTGATTTAATTGATTGACGGAAAGAGAAAAAAAATATAGTATGTGGAATAAATGAGTAGACACCGCCATCCACGCCAGAAAACAAACAGCACAGTACAAAATAGACATGTGACAAACAGCCTGACGGAGCTTGCCGGGCAGTTGGCATTTATAAACGGTGTAACCGGCGGATCCACGCTTTCTTCCTACGGAACCGCCGCATATTCCAATAATTATGCGCTTCTCACTCTTAATCGTATAATTCTCACATATATGTACACCGGGAATGGTCTGTTTCAAACGGCCATTCAACAGCCGATTCTTGACGCCATCGGAAAAGGTATTGAAATTGACTGCCCTGAAATATCCTCTGCAGACGTCGACGATGTTCTGGAAAAATGGGAGGATTTCGATCTCTGGACCACAATTCTTGATACGTGGACATGGGTCCGGCTTTTTGGCGGAGGCGCGGTTCTTATCAACAGTAATCAGGACCCGGAACAACCGATTGATTTTGATAAATTCCATCGCCAACCGCTTGAATTCTATGATCTGGACCGATGGCAACTTGATGTCAATTTGTCATACATTAACGATAATGACGCATTTCAAAAAAATCCAGATCCGGACGCCCTGTTTTATGTTTACGGAAATCCTATTCACAATTCACGTTTTTTGATGGGCCGGGGGAAACGCGCCCCTCATTATGTTCGGCAACAGCTTCGCGGATGGGGAATGTCCGAAGGGGAACGGATGATCCGGGATTTGAATTTATATCTCAAAACCCAAGACGTCACTTACGAATTGCTCGATGAGGCAAAGGTTGATATTTATAAAATTAACGGGCTGGCTCAGAAAATGATGACGACTGGGGGGACCACGGCTATAACAACCCGTATTCAGACGGCAAATCAGATTAAGAATTATGTCAAGGCTCTTGTCCTGGACGCACAGGAAGAATACGAATCGAAATCAATGACATTCGGGGGTCTGGCCGAGGTCATGCAGGAAAACCGGATCGGTATCGCGGCGGCCCTCCGCATTCCTGAAAATAAACTTTTTGGCCAGTCGGCAACCGGATTCGCGTCCGGACAAGACACGCTCGAAGTTTATAACGCAATGGTCGAGGCCGAAGTCAGAAAACCGCTTAATCCGATTGTTCGTAATCTTCTCAAAGTCATGTTTTCTTATGCCCTTGGCTATGTTCCCTCTTTTTCTTTTTCCTGGCCTTCGCTTCGGGAGTTAACGCCGGAGGTCGAACAGCAAGTTAAAGACGCGGAAGCTAATCGCCTTTTTAATTTTTATGATCGTGGCCTTATCGACTCCCGCGAAATTATGCAACAGTCTGAAAAGTCATCATTGATTGAGATTGAAACAAAAGCCGGGAAAGGATTGTTACCTCCCCAACCAGAAGCTCCGGAAAAACCGGACGATATGGGTTCTGGGATGATGTCAAATAAGGCTGAATTTGACGAATCGAAACACCCGAGGGATGAAGACGGAAAATTCGGAACTGGAGGGGGAGGATCTTCAAAAACAGAAAAGACGGAAAAAGAAAAAGGCGCCAGCGAAGTAGATCAAAAATATAAAGATTTTAAAGATAAAAAATTGATCGGAGGTCAAAGATTAAAAGAGCTCGGCGCGGACCGGATGACAGAAGACACGGATTATCTGATTTATGATCCCGCAAATCCTGAACTGTTTATCCATGGCGACGGAATTGATTATATTAACGCCGCCGCTCATCCGTTTTACAAGGAATTATGGGAATTGGACCAAAAAACGGAAGAGTCTTCGCTCCGATCGATGTTTGAATTATCAGCATGGACATTTATTAACCATTGCGAAAACGGGTTCTGGGATAAAGCCGACACGAAAGAATACGACATTAAATTTCTTGCTCGAAAAATGAATGGAAATGTCAATTTTGATATCACGAAAAAGTATGTTTCTCTCGGAGCAATCAAAGAGGTTGAAAAAATTGTTGATAGTGTTCGCGGGATTAAAAACAGCCGCAAACTCAGGAATACAATTTATACTCTGAAGAATTTTAAAGTCTTCAGAAAAAGAAAAAATTCAGTCGATCCAGGTTTTCATGTCGATGTTGAAAAAGAGACCGAAAAGAATAAGAATTATCGAAAAGTAATTTATACCGGTCCGCATGCTCAGCTTGTTTTGATGTCGCTGAACCCAGGGGAAGAAATCGGAAGGGAAACTCATTCGAACCTTGATCAGTTTATTCGGTTTGAAGGTGGAACCGGTACCGCCATAATTTCAGGAAAAAAATATTCCGTGAAAGATGGAGATGCTGTTGTCATTCCCGCCGGATCTGAACATAACATTATCGCAAAAACCGAATTAAAATTGTACGCGGTTTACACAGAAAAAGAGCATCCGGATAAATTGATAGAAAAAGAAAAAAAATGACAATCCTGCATGAATCCGACTGGAAGCCGGTAGAGGCCAATTTAACAGAATTTTTTCTGAAATATTATTTCCAACCTCTATTTGATATTCTTAAAAAACCGATTTATAATTCTTTCTGTAATTCCAATTCGGAAGTATTAAAAGCCATAAGATCCGGGAAAATCCGATATTCCCAAGGGACATTTTCTGGAGAATTTAACGCCAAGATTTCAAAAGAACTGTCAAAATATTCAACGTTTGACCGCCCTTCAAAAACATGGAAAGGAATTCCGCCGGCGGAAGTTTCCGCCGCCGCAGTGGTAGCAAATGACAAAATGATCCGTGTTTCCCGCGAAATGCTGTCTCAGATTTCCGTTATGTCCGATATTGTCAGAAAAGAAATTGAAAAATTTCAGCCGCAAATTGCCAGAACTATAAATAGAATTAGCGACCGTATAGAATCAGATGTCAGAAATATTACTGTTCTTCCTGAAATTACCCTCGGACTCCGCGAAAAACTATACCGGGATTATACGCATAATATGCGATTAAATATTGTCAATGAATTTAGCGAAGGACCACGGAAAGGAAACTGGAATGAGGAACAGGTTTCCAGACTCCGGGAAATGGTTGAAAGAAATATTTTAAGAGGATCAAACCGAAAGGAACTGGAATCGGCAATTATGGCAGAGTTTGACACAAGCCGAAGAAAAGCCCGCTTTCTGGCCCGACAGGAAACTCACATTCTTATGGCTGATTTGAGGGATTCCAGGTATTCCGATGCCGGAATAGAAATTTATCAATGGATCAATTCAAAGGATATCCGTGTCGTCGGAAACCCCGCTGGAAAATATCCGCGTCCCACCGAAGGACACGGGAATCACTGGTTTATGGGCGGAAAGTTTTGTAAATTGTCAGATCCCACAGTTTACGCCGATACTCTGGAAGATGCCAAGGCTGGAAACTGGAAAAGTAAACTTGCGGTCGGGGCCGGATCAGAACACCCTGGAAAAGAATATCTTTGCCGATGCAGGATGAAACCGGTTATTGTATAGTTTTATGAATCCAAAGATGAAAATATTATTTCTTCATCCACAATCCTTTTTAATAATTTTTGGAAAATTTCAAGTTTTTCTTTATGAAAATCAGCACTAAGATTGAATTTTATTTTCAATGATTTATAATCATACAATAAATTATTATAACAAAAAATCAAAAGTTCTTTTTCTTCAAAAGATAAAACTCTCTCCGCTTTCTCTCCGGCCCTGAATCCAGCAAGAAAACTTTTACAGATGTTATTGCCGCTGCCCTCATGTTCTGCAAAGTTATTCTCTTCTTCGTTACAGGCGATACGTTTATCATAATTCCTAAACGCCTTAAATTCTTTCTCAAACATTTAATCCTCCCTTTATTGTTTAGTTTTATTTATCATTTGTGATAATGAACACCCCTAAAATTTCCATTTTATCCATATCAAATTTATCATTCATCTTTCCATCCTTCTTTCCCACATTTCTTGAGCCAAGTCAATCCGGTGTTCCTCGTCCGGGAATTCTTCATTTTCCAGTTCTTTCAGAGTTTTCAGATCAGGAAACAGACGCCGTTTCCGCCTCAATTCCAGACATTCCAAAGTAAAATTATTTTGGTTCATAATTCCTCTTTAAAAATACCGGATATTTTCCAGTATTTTTTCAACCTCTCTGGCCGCACCGACACTAACGTATTTTCTGGTTATATCAAAATTGACATTCCCCCCCATCTTGCGGGCCAGGAATTTAATATCAAATTCCTTCTCGTCCGCTCTTTCCCAGAACCCGTTTTCACAATGATTAACAAAAGTAAAGGCGCAAAGCTCAAAAAGAGCGCGGAGGGAAATATCTTCGGAATCGGCATCAAGGTTCCAAACTTCGGTATAAAACGGATGGGCCGCGGCATTGACAATATCCATTCCCGGTTTCCGGATAAACAATTCCGGATTTTCAGGATCATAAATTAGATAATCAATATCGTCCGTGTATCGACTGGACCCCAGTTCTCGTAATTTTTGACCGCCGATTAGTTTTATAAATCCGACTGACGAATTATATTTATTGATTAAAATATTTAAAGCCTCAGTTTTTTCTGAGTTATTCATGAATCCCTCTCCAAAATTCTGACAGCGTGACGAATTATTTTTCTTTGGAATTTCAATCTTTCGGCATCGGTATAGGCGGCGGAATAAGTGGCTATATACGAAAGAAGGGCAATTTCGGAATATTGCTTTTCTGTCATAAGATGAGTAAAAAGCCATCTGGCCCAGTCTGGCCGATAATCATTTATTTTAAGCAGGATATTTTCCAGATTCGACATTCCTTTACAGTTTTCCAGTCCCCATTTCAAGCCATCTTGACGCGGCCTGAGTTTTTCAATTTCTTCTTTTGTGATTTTCATGCATCCCTCCATTTCTTGTTAATTATATATTATTATATATAATAATGTCAACAGAAATTATCTGTTAAAACCGTAATATTGACAAGTTTTTTTCTCTGTTATATTCTGGTTCTGAAATGACTGTAAAAAATGCTGCCCCAAAACGATATCGAGCTTACTACATCGAGCCGGGATTAGCCGATTATTCCGATCTTGATCTGGGAATGGTTTTGATTCAGAAACCCGCTCTTGACAAAATGATGGATTCCTACATCGGAAAACCTGTATGGAATATGTCGCATCGTACAACCGATGAGGTCGAGGCGTTTGATTTTGCGAATCAGGACCCGAAAGATTTGGCTGACGGAATTATTGCCGCTACCGGTTACGACCCCGAATCGGGATGGTATTGGCAAGATATTCTTGTATGGGATCAGGAAACCCAGGATACGATTGATCTGAAGGACCGAAATGGAAACCCGATCTATTCTGCATCCTGTGCCTACACGCCGACCAAAGAAATCGGCGGAGGGTCTTACCATGGCATTGAGTATCAGGCCGAGGTAATTGACGGACGAGGGGATCACCTCGCTATTGTTCCAAACCCACGTTACGAGGGAGCAAAAATTTACGCAAATTCTAAAAAATCCAAGGAGGATTTTGAAGTGAAAATTACTCTTTTTAAGAAAAAAACGAATGAAGCCCCTCCCGAACCGGAAAAAAAAGAACCGGAAAAAGATGAAGAGGCTCTGGAAAATATGGACGGCGTTGTCGAGATGGAAAACGGAGAACAGGTTCCTCTGTCCGAGCTCGTGAAAATGTACAAAGAAAAAGGATCGTCTGAACCGGAAGGAACCGTCTACAACATGGACGACGAAGTCGATATTGACGGAGAACGGATGCCGATCCGGGAACTTGTAGCCCGGTGCGGATATAAATCCAATATGGAAAACGCTGATCCTCCCACAGATACACCTGCGGAGGAAGTTGTCGACGAATCAAAACAGGCGACGAACTCGAAAACTCAGAAACCGAACGAGAATTTCAATAAAATCAAAAACGCCGCCGAAAAAGACGCCGCACCTATAAAACCTAATTTTGAGACAAAAGCCGAGCGGTTACAGCGCGGTCATGAGAGATATTCCATTCCCGGAAAAATCGGAGGTACAAAATAATGTCCCAGAACATGAATCAGTTTAAACAGACGGCTGCCGTCGGTGAAGTAGATCTTCAGACCAATCCGAACCCTAACATTTTTACTGTCAGGTTTTATGATGTTTCCGACACAGCATCGACAACTCTTGTTCCCGGAGAGGGAACAATTCTGGTTGACCTTGGCGCTTCCGATTTTGGTGGTGTCCCGATTGTCGACGAAAGAGCCGCGGATTCGGACGCGATATTCGGTATCAAAACATTCAGCACAAAGAAAAACGATTCTGAATCTAATGATATCGTACAGGTTGCCGGGTCCGGTACTGTAATCTGGATGAACGCCGGAGCGGCTATTGCTCGCGGTGCTTCTGTTGCGTTGGTTCTCGCAACTCCCGGAAATGTTATCACAAGAACGACCGAGACAATAGCGGGAAAGGCTCTTGATAAGGCGACCGGAGAAAATCAGTTGATCCGGGTTCTTGTGGCGTGAGGAGGAAAAGAAAATGACTGAAAAAAAACTTGTAGGAAAAACACTCCTTAACGGGAAACTTGGGATGCCGGATTTTATCGGCGGTCGTCGGCTTTTGAATGCAAACGGAGATATCGACCCGTCCAGCTCTGGTTATCAGTATTTGATAACGACACTTTCTTATATCCGGGCAGAAGTCGTCAAACAGATATTTTATGAAATATCTATTGAAGATTATGTCCCAATGGATGTTGGGGAAGCGGCATGGATGGAAGAAATCGTCCAGAATTTGCAGTACAATACCGGCGGATCGTTTTACGACGGCGATATTAACACTCAGGAATATACCGGAAGATTGTCCAATGTCGGAGCCGGAATCAGTCCGATCCGTATGCCCGTTAAAACCTGGGGAAAGCGCACAGGCTGGACCATCATGGAAATTGCCATGGCCGCCGCCGCTAATAAATGGGATGTCGTTGAAGCAAAACTTGAAAGCCTGAAGAAAAACTGGGACCTCGGTATTCAGGAAACCGCTTTCCTCGGTCATCCCGACGGAACCTTGACCGGTCTTCTCAATGATTCCGAAGTCAACATCAACACGACCTTGATCACGGAACAGGTTTCCGGTATGACCGGAGCAGAATTTCAGACGTTTGTTGCCGGTCTCTTGAATGCGTTTTATGATAACAGCAACAGCACTGTTCTTCCCGACACGTTTATCATGCCGACTGACGATTATCTCGGGATGGTTGCCGCGGCTTCTCCGGATTATCCCAACATCTCGAAATTGGAATATCTGTTGAATGCTCTGAAAAAAGCAACGGCAAACGAAAGTTTCAAAATTCTTCCGTTGACATATTCCCAGGCAGCTATCAATAATACTCTCCGGGGAATCAATAAGGATCGCTATGTTCTTTATCGCCGTGATCCGAAAACTCTTTCGATGTCGATTCCTGTAGATTTCAACATGCTTCAGGCCCGATCCGTCGATGAAATCAACTGGGCTCAGGCTGCATACGGGCAGTATTCCGGAACTCTGGTTACAAGAAAACGCGAAGTCCTTTATCTCGATGAAACAGCCGGAAGCTGAAAAAAATTATAAAATAGCCAAAGCCCCCAAAATAGGGGGCCTTTTAATGTAATTATATATATAGTAATAAATTAACTGAAAATATAAAAAAATATAAATCATTATGGGTAAATAAATTACATTGAAACCATTCTGCATCGCGTTAAATACGGCAATCCCGTACAGATGGGCAGGGCAAAATGAATTAGCGCATTGTAGCGACGTTCCAATTTGTTACCATATAATGATTTACGTTAATTGCAGGATGCAACCGATAAGATGATTTTCGGGACTTTCGTAAGTTGTTATATAGTAAGGATTTATGATTTTAAGGAAATCGGGATATGGGGGGTATTGATGCGGTATTGCCGTATTCAAATAAAGTTTTAATTCTCGGGAATGGAATCAGCCGGTTATTGTATGATGATTATATCAGAAATTTCCCCGGTCCGGTTTGGGGATGCAATTATATTTATCTGGATTATGGAGAAATTATTGATATGGTTACAGGTCATCAGGATGTTCTTGTTCTGGCCGACAAATACAGAAAAGAAAAAAATCTGGAATATAAAATTATTTCAGGAAGCGCTCTGACAGGTAAAAACAAATATGAAGATTCTTTTCGGTGCGCTCTTATGTTTCTGAAGGATTCCGGAACTTCTCTTGTAGCCGAGGCGTTGACCAGAAAATATAAAGTTGAAGTTTGCGGTTTTGATATCGGCGGAAAAGATTGTTATTCGCCCGAACATCAAAAAATAAATAAACGAAATTGGGTCGAACGATGGAGAATTATTTTTCGTTCGTTCGGCCATGAAAACATTAAATTCATCGGTTACGATCATAAGAAATATTTGTTATCTTCCAAAAGTACCGGGAAATATTCTGAAAAATATTTGCAAGGAAAACCTCATATTGAAGATCCTGAATATAAAAAAATCTTTAATGAAAAACTGAATTATAACAGAATTTGGGAAATGTCTGAAAAGGGGTATTTGTATAATAAGGGTCAAAGGACTTATGATATCGGATTTTGTGAATTAAAATCAGGTGAACGATTTTTAACATCCTATCCGTTGGCTAAACTTTGGGAATCCCGATATCCTGGGGAATTAGTTGCCGAAAAAATTGAAATGTGATATTGTCGAGAAAAGGAGATTATGATTATGTCTAAAATGGTTACGATGTACAATAAAGGGAAAAGGACCTGGAAATTCGGGAACGGATTGTCCGATTTTCCTTCAGGACAGAAAATGGAAGTTCCCGAAGAGGTAGCAGAAAAATATGCTATTCTTTATCCCAGAGAATTCGAAATTATTAAAGCTCCTGAAGCCACCAATACCAATAAATATGAACCTGTTAAAACAGAGGAACCCAAAAAAGGAGCTGGCAGACCCAAAAAAGAGAAAAAAGACCCCGAATGAGTTGTACGATAACGGCGGACGAATTCAAAGATTATTTTGATCGCGGACAATTTACATACAGCGAAGTTTTACCGGATGTCCGGGACAAAGATATTGAATCCGCTATCGCCGAAGCTCTCGCAGTTTTTAACGGGGATCTTTATCCCGATTCAGACAAATGTAAACAGGCTCTTTATTATCTGACGGCTCATTTTCTTCAATCGGATATTGACGCCGCGGATTCCGGAGGACAAGGACAATTTTTACAGAATTCCAGATCAGCGGACGGGATCTCCGAATCTGTCAATATTCCCGAATGGATTTTAAAAGGGGAACTGGCAATTTACGCTACAACATATTACGGGCTGAAATGGCTGTTATTGTCAAAACCGTACATGGACGGTGCGGTTTATTCTGTTCCGGGAGGGACTCAATTTTAATGAGTCAAAACAAGTTTTCTTACAAAAAAGGAGACTGCACTGTTGAGGGAGATTTTACCCGGCTTAATAAACTTGTCGAGGAGCTCGGAAAAAAATATTATGTTGATATCGGAATCCTCGGAGAAGAAACCTATTCAGACGGAAAAATAAATCTTGCCGGCATCGGGGCCGTTCAGGAATTTGGTAGTCGGGACAAACGGACCCCGGAACGGTCCTTTATTCGCATGCCATTACAAACCGGACAAGAAGAAATTGAAAAACAGGTCGAAGTCAATTTTCAAAAAAATCTTGAAGATGGAAATATCAAACAGATTTTTAAGGAAATCGGTATTGCCGGGGAAAACAGAATTCAGGATGCTTTTGATACTGGCGGGTTCGGTACTTGGCCGGAAAACGCACCCATAACAGTTCATGGCGGATGGATGTCCAGATACGGAAAATCATTTTTTGTTAAAGGGAAAGAATCCGAAACGCCGCTTGTTGATACCGGGGCCCTTGCTCAATCCATAACGTCAAAAGTCGGGAGTAATAAAAAATAATGGCCGTTCCGAATCTTTCGCGATCGTTGCGCGGTTGGACAAAAAAAACTCAATGTTATATCGTGACAAAATCTATTGTTAATCATCAAGTTAATTCGGTTTTTTCATCTTCAATTATTCTTGATATAAATGTTCAACCGGTTCCGCCTCAAAGAGTTGACAAAAAACCAGAAGGGCAAAGGGCTTGGAAATGGTGGAGCATCATAATTAAGAGTAAAGATTTTTATCTCAAGAGGGATGATGTTATTGTTATTGATTATGTCAGATATCGGATTATGAATACGTCAGATTGGAGACGATCAGGATTTTCAAAATATGAGGCGATAGAAGATTATGTCGACGCCTGATTTATTGATGGCTGATATTATTTCTCATTGTCTTGATATTCCAGAGGAAAGAGTTGTCTTATATTCGCAGAATTTTGATTTACCATCAGATAATGATTTATTTTGTATTATTGTAGGAGGAACAAATTTTGTTTTATCTTCTGTGACAAATTTTGATCCGGATACAAATGAAGAAATTCAGACAGCCACAATTTTTAGAAATTTAAATATTGAATTGTACAGCAAGAATGATGATGCGAAAAATAAAACTCATGAAATTGCCATGGCAATCGGGTCATATTACGGACAGAGGGTCCAAGAAGATAATCACATTGCGATTTGGAGAAATGGGCAAATACTTGACTTGACCTATATTGAGGGATCGTCCTCCTTGCATAGATTCCGCGTTCCTGTTATTATTTCGTATGTTGAGACAAAAAGAACACCGGCGGATTATTTTGAACATTTTCCGAGTCCTGAAACAGAAATTGAAGGGAGGTAATTGATAAATGGGAAAATTGGATATAAGCAATGTCATAACAGTAACATTGCTTCAGGCTTTGCGGGGTCTATCAAATGTCAATACCTCCGCGCTGGCCATAATTACAGATGATGTACCGATACCGGGCGATTACGGTACCGCCGGAATATATCGGGACCCGATCGGAGTCGGTGAAGATTTTGGAACTGATTCCGACACCTATAATTTATCCGTTTCAATTTTTGGCCAGAAACCGAATATTCTGACTGGCGGCGGATATTTGGTTATTATTCCCCGTCTTGCTTCGGCGGCCGCGCAACCGGCCGTTTTATCCGGGACAAAATATGTGGATCTTACGGCTCTTACAGCGGAGGATTATTATATCAATGTTGATATTGACGGGGGCGGAGCCGCGGATATTCTTATCGGAGAAATTGACAGAACAAATCTTGAAAGTATTCAAACCTCTTTGAACAGTTACGATATCACCGCGGCCGGGCTTCAGTTTATTTTGACTGGAGATATTTCGGCGGCAAAGGTGGAATTAAGAACAGTAGATTCCGGAGCATCGAAAAGTATTGAAATCGGTGAGGCGGGAACCGGAACGGATATCGCCTCACTGTTGGGGCTCCCTGTTGACCTTGAAGTTACCGGGGCCGCTACCGGAACCGAACGGGTCAAAGATTGTATTCTCAGAACCTCCGGCGCCGTTGAATATTTCGGTATTGTTTTAAATGAAAAACTGGCCGATGCTGTACTTCTTGAAACTGCCGCTCTGGTTCAGACTCTTGACAAGATTATGATTGTCGGGTCGAGTTTGACCGCCGACATTGCCGGAATTTTCACAACTTTAAAAGATTCCGGTTATACTCATACCCGTTGTGTTTTATACACAATTTCGGCGGCAACCGCTTTGACTTTTGCGGCGGCATACGCCGGAAGGGCATTCAGTGTTAATTTTTCCGGGGCGAATACCGCACAGACAATGCATCTTAAAGATATTGTCGGATTTGTGGCCGATTCTGGATTGTCACAGACATTATTAACAGCCGCGAAAAATGCCGGAGTGGATATTTATCCGGATTTCGGAGTTCCGAAAACTTTTATTTCCGGTGAGAATATGTATTTTGACCAGATTTATTCCCGATTGGCGTTAAAACTTTTCTTGCAGGTCGCCGGTTTTAATTATCTGGCCCAGACAAACACAAAAATTCCTCAAACAGAAGAGGGTATGAATGGTTTGAAAGGCGCTTACCGTCGAATAATGGATCAGTTTGTAGGTAACGGGACGTTTTCTCCCGGAACGTGGCTTGGTTCAACCCGGTTCGGAAACCCCGAAGATCATGATCGAAATATTCAGGATTTCGGATATTTTATTTATTCTCTTCCGATCAGCCAGCAGTCACAGGCCGTCCGGGATATCAGAAAGGCGCCGCTTGTTCAGATCGCGGCAAAAGACGCCGGGGCTATTCATAGTTCCGATGTCGTTGTTTTGGTGGAGGCGTAAAATATGGGAAGCGTAAGTTTAACCGGAAGCGATACCATAAAATTAAAATCTCGTATCATGACAGGATTTGCAGACGGAGATATCGGGGTTTTGGAATTTTCCGATGATATTGTAGGGGTAAAAAAAGGAAAAAACGGAAATACACTCTATGCACTTAATGAGTCCGGTTCATCTTCCAATTTAACATTAAAATTTGTTCTTGGATGTGCCGATGATAAATTTCTTAATTCTGAAATAGCGGCTTTTAGAAACGATCCCGCTTCTTATATTCTCATGGACGGTGAGGTTATTAAAAGGGTGGGGGATGGAGCCGGAAATATAACAAATGTTATTTATTTCTTTAATGGTGCAATTGTAAAAAAAATACCAGGAGTAAAATCAAATATTGAAGGAGATACCGACCAAGCAACAGCAGTTTATAATATTGCTATACCGAACACAAACAGAGGTTTAACATAATATGGAATTACCGTTTAAAAATCTTAAACCCGGAAAATCTGAAAAGAAGATGGACAAATCACTTCTGGAAATCACATTGGCGTCTTTTGAATCGGCCATGGATTTGCAAGACGCAATTGTTGGCGCTTTGCGTGGAAACGGGATGAATGTCGATTTATCAGAAAATGCCGCTATTGAAAATATGGAAATCGGAGGGTTTCTTGATGCGGCTCTTTCGGTTATCGGAGATAAGAGGGTCCGGTCGGCTCTTTTTGATTGTTCTCGATCTGCCATTTATGACAAAAAACAGATTGATCTTGACTTTTTTGAAAACAATCGGGAATTGTATTATCCGATTATGGTTGAAATTCTTAAGGCGAACATCGGCCCTTTCGTCAGCGGGCTGATTTCATCGTTATCGGCAGCCGGGGTGAACTTGGAAAACTTCCAGAAACAAAAATAACGGCGCCGTTAAAATTATCTATTGCTTTGAAATTGGCCCGGTCAGGGTATTGGAATGGGAGAATTGAAGAAATTATGAATGCAAGGGTAGACCATGTTTTATCAGTTCTCGAATACGAAATCTTTATTGATGATTACGAACGGGTTTATACGGAACTAAATAAACCCAAGAAATAACCGAGGGAGGCGAGATTGAATATAGCGCAGTTATTTGCCCGAATCGGAATCAAAACAGACGAAGGAAAATTAAAATCATTTAATTCTGCTCTCAATACCGCAAAAATCGGCATGGTCGCCTCCGTGGGGATCGCCGCCGGATTTGCCGTTGCTTTAAAAAAAATTACGGATCAGGCTTTTGATGCTGCCTCCGCATTGAAATTATTTGAATATGAAACCGGCGCTTCCGCTCAACAAATGCAATTATGGCAACAAATCGGAAAACAGGTCAATGTTTCAGCAGAATCCATCACAGCCGGAATAAAATCAATCACGGACAATCAGGCTAAATTAAGACTTGGCATGGGTGATATTTCTGGTTATCAACTTCTCGGCATTGATCCTATGTCGGACCCGTTTACAATTCTGGAAAATTTGAGAAAAAAAACAGAAGGTCTGAATCAAAATATGAAAAAACAGGTCCTTTCTCAAATGGGTCTGTCTTCTGATTTTATCCGTATTCTTGATCTGACAAACGACGAATTTGACCGTCTGGCATCCAATACATTTATTTTGTCACCGCAAGCCATTGCCTCCATGGACCGGGCGCGTGGCTCAATGCAGGCCGTCGGAAATATGATCCGGTGGCTCAAAGGAATGCTTGCCGCAGAATTGGCCCCACAGATTGAAGACGTGACAAAAAAAATAATTTTGTGGGTAAAACAGAATCAGGACGGAATAATTAAAACGGTCAAAGACGCGGCATACTGGATAATGAAATTTGGAACCGCTATTTTCAGGGCCGGGCAGTTTGTCAATGAAATTGTCAATAATACGATCGGATGGAAAAACGCGGTCATAGGATTGATTTCAATATTTATTATTCTCAATACTGTTTTGGCCTCCTCTCCGATAGGATTGATTATTGCCGGAATTGTTTTGCTTGTTGCGGTCCTTGAAGATTTGTACGTTTATTCCAAAGGAGGAAAATCTCTTTTTGGGGTCATGATGGAACAGTTTCCGGAACTTGAAAAAGGATTATTAAAATTTGTTGAAACTATTTCTCAGGCTTATGAATCTATAGCCGGATTTAATACAAATCTTAAAGTTGACGATGACGTTTACGCCGGATGGTATAAATTTTTTCAAATGTTTTTTGCAGGATTTCAATTGATGAAAGATTTTTTCAATTTTTTACTTCTCTTAATGTTCGACCCCAAAAATTTTGATTGGAAAGATATCAAAGATTATTTTAATGAGAATTTCTTAAAAAAACATGTTGAAGAAGGAGTCAAATGGAAACCAAAAAGTGAAGCGCAAAGAAGAGAAGTTTTGCAAATGCAAAGGTCTCAAAAAATACAAATGAATATCAACATTGATGTTACGGGAGATAAAGCGGATAAAATTCTCGCTAAAGTCGGAAGGGTTGTTGAAAAATCCGTAGAGAAGGCCCAAGCGCACATAAGGCAATGGGAATGAGTATAAATACCATTGCACAGAAAACAAATCAGGGAATAACAAACTCACGGGAATTTATTGATAATAAAGTCGATTCTATTCTTTCGCCAAAAGGAGCCGAGGGAATTTCCGGATGGATTTTTGATATAAATCAAAGAGAAAATCTGTCCATGGAAGCCGATATCACGGATCATGTCATAGAATCAGGTTCTTTTATTTCCGATCATATTGTCAGGAAACCTGTTGTCATAACTCTGTCCGGATTTAAAGGCGAATTACTGTTTGAAAAACCTCACGGTGTGGCCGGAGCTCTTCAAGAATTAAGCAATAAACTCGAAGTTGTTGACGCATATCTTGGCGATTATACTCCCGGTATGGTCCAAAAAATACAAGGCGCAGTTTCAAAATCTCAGGAAGTTGCCAGTCAAATAAACAATACTCTGGACAAGGTTCAGAACGTTGTCGGATTTTTTGAGGGTGACGATTTTAGAAGAACTAAACAACAAATTGCTTACGCGGAATTATACGCGCTTTATTACAGCACTACAGTTTTGACCGTTCAAACTCCATGGAAATATTTTGACTCAATGCTGATTCAGTCTCTTTCTTTTTCTCAGGATGAGGAGACCGATCAATGGTCTGAAATTACTGTGACGTTAAAAGAAGTGAAGTTTTCAAATGTAAAAGTTACTGAATTCAATGAGGATTTAATTCCAGTTCGATCTGATGTCCAGTCGGCTGAGGCCCAAGATAACGGTATAGTTTCTGGAAAAACAGGCGAATTAATCAGTTCACTATTTACCATAGTTGTGGGAGAATAATAAATGATTCAAATCACCGGATTAACAACATCACCATATCAAACTTTTAGAATCAATATTTCTTCCGGTTTGGTCAAATTTACAGCCCGGTTCCTTCCCACCTCTCAAATCTGGTTAATTGATATTGAGTATAAAACCTTTACCGTCTATGGCCTCAGATTGTGCAACAATATCAATATGCTTCATAAATTCAGAAAAATTATTCCTTTTGGGTTGGCCGTGACGGTTTCCGACGGGACGGAACCGTTTCTTATAAATGATCTTGAATCGGAACGAGTAATATTATATGTTTTATCTCAATCAGAAGTTGAAGAAATTGAAGCGATATTCCAAGAGGAAAACAGTTGAAACAGAAATTCGGTCGTACATATGAAATTCAGATTAAAAATCCTCAAGGTGAGTTAATTACCATAAAACCGCCGTTTTCTATCCATTTTGATTTGACAAGAAATACTCTTGCGTCAACAAATAGTTGCACACTCATAATATACAATCTGGCCGAAAAAACAAGAAACCGGATTTTTAAAGATCGATATACTACTTTTGAATATTGGCAAATGATAATCAGGGCCGGTTACGGTCGGTTATGCACTGTTTTCCAGGGAAATATCTATGAATCAAAAAGTTGGAAAGAAGGGACGGAATGGATAACTCATATTGATGCTTATGATGGAATGTACGCGATTCAAAACGGTCATGTTGCCATGTCCGTTTCTGCCGGAACTCAAAAAACGGAAGTTCTTAACGGAATTATCGGAAGTTTTCCGGGAATAATTAAAGGGTTTATTGGCTCGCCCGGGCAGGGAACTACGGAACGGGCGCAAGCTATTTTGGGACCATCCGTTGAAGTCATGGCGGAACAAGTCGATAGTCAATATTTTTTTGACAACGAAACCATAAATATTCTTTCCGATGACGAGGTTATTTCCGGTCCGGTTTTGGTTCTGGATTCGAATCAATTATTTTCAACCCCGAAAATCAGGGAAACGTTTTTTGATTGTGATACTCTGTTTTTCCCGGAGGCCCGGGTCGGATTGATTACGGAAATTCACAGCAGGGAAAGAAAATTTGACGGTCAATATAAGACCCTGGGATTTTCTCATTCTGTTGACATTTTGAGTTCTTCGGGAGGAGAAGCCCGGACGTCATGGCAGTTATACAAAGGGGAAGCCGCCTTGCAGGAGGTGCCATCATGAATAATAATCTTCCTCTCATGCCGCCCGATCTTAACAATCTTCTTTCCGATGATTTTAAGAATAATATTTTTGCATCGATAAACTGTTGTGAAATCGGAAAAATTGAATCGGTCAATTATGACGAACAGACCGTATCTATTCAGATACAGGTCAAGCGACGGACTCCCGACGGGATTATCAGTTATCCGGTTTTGGGAGACTGTCCGTTTTTTGTTCTGCAGGGCGGCGGAGCTTACATTGATATGCCGATCTCAAAAGGGGATTACTGTATAGTCCTGTTTAATGATCGGAATATTGATACCTGGTGGAGTACGGCAAACGTTGCGGAACCTCCAACAAAACGAAAACATAGTTTATCCGACGGAATCGCTATTGTCGGAATAAATCCAAAACCGCGGGCGCTTGATTTTGACGGAACACAGGTTCGTATTTTAGGAAAATCAGGTCCGGGGGCGGAACAACCAGCGGCAAGAAAAGAAGATGAAATAACAATTACGGCTGTAACTGATCCGGCTTTTTTCTCTTGGATGTCGGCGGTAGCATCGGCGGCCGGCGGTCCGTCTCCACCTTCCAGCATAACCGGGAAAATTTCGAGCGGATCCACGGGGGTAAAAATCGGATGATTATAAGAGGATTGGACAGTAACGACGATTGGACCTTCGGACGCGGAATTCAGAATTATCTCCGAAACCTTGACGCTGTTTTACTCAATATTAAGACTCGTTTGAAATCATGGAAATACGATTGTTTTTTTGCTCCGGCCGAGGGGGTTGACTGGAATAATTATCTTGATATCGGAACAAAAAGTTTTCTTGACGCGGACATAAAGCGTGTTATTTTGCAGTCGGAAGGTGTTTTGAAAGTAACCGGATATGAAAGTACGATTGATAGAGATTCTCGCGCGTTATCCGTGCAGTGTACAATCAATACAATTTATGGTAATATCGATTTTAATGAGGTTTTATAATGCCCGATGTTTTTGACAGAAACGGACTACAGACAAAAACACTCACGGAATTACGGGAAGAAAATATTGAAGGTCTTGAAGATATTTACGGTTCTGACATCAACGTCGATCAGAATTCCCCGGACGGACAACAGGTAAATTTATACTGTCAGGGCGGAGTTGATATCCGAGAAGTTCTTTCAAATATTAACGCCGGGTTTGATCCGGATCAGGCGGAAGGGCGGGTCCTTGATCAGCGTGTCGCTCTGATTGGAATAACCAGAAACGGCGGCACATTTTCCACGACGCCGGTTTCTCTGACTGTAGACCGGGCCCTCAATCTTGTCGGCCTTGATGATGATTCCGAAGAAATTAACCCGGCAATTGAAAATTTATATACGATCAAAGATGATGCCGGAAATGAGTTTTATCTTCTTGATTCTGTTTCTATAGTCAGTCCCGGAACAGATTCCTATTCTTTCAGGGCTGCCGATTTGGGGGCCGTCTTAATTACTCCGAATACAATTACAACTCCCGTTACCGTTATCGCCGGTGTGACCGATATCAATAATCCGTCCGGAGCATCGAATATCGGAGTTGATGAAGAAACTGACGCTCATTTGAGAACCAGATTTAAGATTTCCCGCGCCATCTCGTCTGTCGGTTATCTTGATTCTTTGAATGCCGCTCTCAATAATCTGAATAATGTTGTAACGGCAATAGTTCTTGAAAATTACGGATCTGCTGAATCCGGAGGAATTCCGGGACATACGATATGGTGCATTGTTGAGGGAGGAGACGATACGGAAATCGCCGCCGTAATTTATGCTAAAAAATCAATGGGTTGCGGAATGAAGGGAGATGAAGAGGTCGAAATTGAACGTCCCGACGGAACTATTTTCACAGCAAAATTTGACCGCCCGATTGATGAAGATTTGTATATTCAATTTTCAATGGCTCTTCCCGGAGGAACTATTAATACAGATTATATCAAAGAACAGATTGTTGAAAATATAATTTGGGGTACTGGAAACTCTGCTGTAGGATCAACAATTACTTCCTATGTTCAGAGTTTAAATTCAAAATATCAGATAACGGAAATGGAAGTGTCTTTGAACGGTTCCGACTGGTATGAAGTCGTTGACCCGACCGATAGTCAGCATCGATTGATTAACGATACGGCAAGGATAACAATATCGACATGAATTCTGAATTATTGGATTATTACGTCAATCTTCTCATTTTGCAATATAAAACAAAAGAAAAGGCTCAAGGCCATATCAGGGAATTATTGAATCTTGTCATGATTTATGATCTGGCGATCCAAGTCAGAGACGGATATAACATTGAAACGGCAATCGGTCACCAGCTTGATATTTTGGGAAAATATTCTAATGTCGATCGAAGTTTATTTGATGGAATTATATGGTCAGAACAAGATACTCTTGACGGACCTGTGAGAAGTTTCGCTTTTGGAAATGGAATTTTTGTTGCCGGAACCTCAACGGGAAATTCAATCTGGACTTCTGTTGATGGGATAAGATGGACAGAGCGGCAGACGCTTGATGGAAATATTTTATCTTTGGTTTATGGAAATGAATTATATGTCGCCGGAACGACAAATAATTCTATTTGGACCTCCACGGATGGGATAATCTGGACACTGGTACAAACTCTTGATGGAAATATTTTATCTTTGGTTTATGGAAATGAATTATATGTCGCCGGAACGACAAATAATTCTATTTGGACCTCCACGGATGGGATAATCTGGACACTGGTACAAACTCTTGATGGCGACGTTCAGGTTTTAATTTATGAAAATAATCTTTTTGTTGCCGGCATTTCAGTTGTAGGAAATTCAATCTGGACCTCTCCGGACGGGATAATCTGGACTGAGCAGCAGACCCTTGATGGAGCGGTTCGTTCTTTAACCTACGGAAATAATTTGTATATTGCCGGAACTGATAATGATACTATTTGGACCTCCACGGATGGGATAATCTGGACACTGGTACAAACTCTTGATGGAAATATTTTATCTTTAATTTCTGAAAATCAATTATTTATTGCCGGAACTTCAAATAGCACTTTATGGACTTCTATTGACGGGATTAACTGGACAGAGGTTCAGACTTTTGACGGAAATATTTACTGTTTGTCTTTTGGAAATAATGTTTATATAGCCGGTACCGGAGGGAATTCAATATGGATAATTCCTGAAGAAGAAAATATGTTCAGAACAATAATCAAATTATTGATTTTTCTCAATAATTCAAATGGGTCAAATAAGGATATTGACGATTTTATTTTTTCATTCTTCGGAAATGACGATTTTATCTTTAACGATCGTTTAAATATGTCTATCATGTTTATTTTTCAGGAAAATCTTGAACAACTTTTTACGATTGCAAAAAATGCCAATTTAATTCCGAAACCAATGGGGGTCGGATTATCAATCGCATTTGTACCGGATATAACAAAAATATTTTGTTATGTTCCTTATGGACAGGAAACGCCGGATTTTGGCGTTGGGTTTTCATTATACGGCGAAGAAGCCGAAGGGAGTTTTTTGAAATATGGCATCGTCTGAAATAACGAGAAAAGAGCAGATAGTTTTTGGAGAGACCGGGGCATCAACAGAATTCGGTCAATTTGGTTCCGATGCGGAAGGCGCTCCCGCAACTTCAAAAGATTTGGACGTAATTCAATCTTTGGATTCTTTTGATCGTGGATGGTATGACGCGACAATAGAGGGCTCAGAACCTCCGAGGCTGGAAGACAGGAACGGTCTTGATTATGTCATTTTTCAGCAGTTGGCATATTTATTACAAAAGGGAATTCCTGAATGGATCAACTCGGCAACTGAACGATACTATGCCAATAAATCTGTAGTTACAAGATCCGGATTGGTCTATATCGCTATTCTCGGTGATGATTCATCGAATATCAATGTACAAAAAGACCCGGCTACTGAATCGACATGGTGGAGAAATATTCCTGGAACTGTAGCCGAATTTGTTACTGGACAAAGCGGGACATCCGGTGGATCGTTAATGCAACAGTTGGGGGATCAGATCCGGCAAAGTGGTTTGATTGTTCCTAAACTGGTTGGAAGTTCTTATGGTCATACCATTCTGCAAGAAGGATTATCAGGAACATTGAGTGTAACGTCTGGTGACTGGATAGTTGTTGCAAAAAGAGAAGCTGGTACAAGCTCTGTCCTTGATATGATGTTACAATTTGTTGGAAGTACAAACACTTTTGGATTCGGCCATTTTTTTGTTACAGGAAGACAGCTTCCCGGCTCCTCAATTTTCGATTGGGTATTTACACCTGGAGCACTATCAATTGCTGGACCTCAATTTACTGGTCGATGCATGATCGTTGGATCAAATGACGCCACCGATCGTGGAAATTATTTATTGATGGAGATGAAAAACACTACAACTCTTGTTTTAAAAACTTTAGGGATTTTTAATAGTTATATTGGATTAACATGGGAAATTGTTGATCCGTTCATTTGGAATGGTACAACCCTCCCCGACGGATCATCCTACGCCACATACGGTCAGGCGTCAGATGACTGGTGGAGATTCGGGGCCGGTGAGACGGAGATTTGGAGTGGAAATCAGGTTGTTACAGCCGGAAATAGTTATAATTGGACATCACCTATTTTTACTGGATTTAGTAATCAAATGTTTCAAGCATATATTATATATTTTACAGATTATTTTTTGTTTATTTGTAAACCAAAAACAAATAGTTTAAGCAACTATACTTATTTATTAAGAGGTCAACCATCCAGTAATTCTTATATTCAAGGTGCTGTCTACTTAGATGCTTCTTCCGATGATTTCTATCTTTTTAACGGTCATTCAGTTTCGGTGAGTGTAACACGTATTGTAGGAGTTAATTATTAAAAATTAAATCGCAAATAAATCTCCTCATACATCCGATTAAACCCCATAATTGGGTCTTTTTGTATATAAGCATTGACAGGATGTGAACAATAATGTCTGAATCCTATTTCAACAAACCGGTATCTGAATCCGGTCCAGACGGAAAAGTCTATGTTTGTTGGCATAAAAGATCGTTCTTTTTTTTGATCAAAAAAATATGTCTTAACCTGGCCGCCGAAAAACATCCATGGAAACGGTTTTATCTCTATGTTCAGAGCGGAATAAAATATCCATGTTTTCCTGAGATTGTCTGGGGCGTATCCATCGGAATCCCATTCACTCCCAAACGGACTCCCACCCACTTCCAAAAACCCGTCTACATAATCCCGCTTCTCAGTCTCCTGACTGTATAATACAGATCCGATAAAAACCATCAAAACCAAAAATAATTTCTTCATAACATCCTCCTTATCCTCTATTATAATTATACGGTATTCCCGTATAATAGTCAAGCCCTATTTTTTATGATATAATAAAGAAAGGAGAAAAATTCAATGCATCCCAATATAATTTATTACATTCAAAACCGCCCCGACGGCGTCGGCCTTAATGCCAGTTCATCCCCTCAGCCCGGGTATATTCCTGTTTTCTGGATGGATCAAGAAGATAATCCGGAAATGGATATTCCCAAAGATATTATTAAAATCTCAAGGGAAGATTATATTGATTTTTGTCAGAATATTGGAGAATTTATTCATGACGGAAAAACAATCCGGCGCGCCACGGATAAAGAAAAAGCAGCCGCCAAGGCAGAACGGAAACGCATGGAGGAAGAAAGACGGAATGAACCGGAGACTATACGGATGGAACGTCTTTCCGAGTTCAAATTATTTGACAAATATAATTATCTTCAAAAGGATTTAACCGACGATCAGATAAGCGAATTTGAAGACTGGCGGGAAGCATGGAAGGATGCTCCGGAAACAAAAATCCGGCCAGAGCGGCCGGAGTGGTTCAGGGAGAATTAAAACAGGTTTTCATTAACAAAACAAACCCGAAGATTCCGCCCAGGAAAATTATTATTTTAAATATTGATATAACCAATCGCGCTAAAAATTCAATATGTTCGTCTTTCATCTTTCCCCCTTGTCAAAAAACATTTTTTTGTGTATATTTAAAAAAGACATGCAGTTCCTCCATGTTTATTCCCTCTGCCCGTTGGTTTTGCCGGCCAGCGGGTTTTTTATTTCTTCAATATTTTCTCAATCTCTTCCAGAACAATTTTCCGGATCATTTCTTCATCCTGAGACAATTTTTTACCGGCCCGGCTTTCTGCCCGGTTCAGCCATTCGTCGAACGCTTTTTTTCCATAGTGCCCGAGATGTTTTTTATTATCAATAAATTCCTGTGCCCGGTTCCACTCGGAATCGGATATCTCAAATTGTATACGCATAAAACCCCCAAAAACGGGCCGAGAATCGCTTAAATATTATTCAAACGATTCCAGATGCCCGATAGTTCTATAAAACTCTGTGACGTTAACGGACGGTAACGACCGTTACGATCCTGATTATTAAAATATGTCCAATTCCGTATTTTCTTCGGATTCCGGCTCCGGGGCCTGTTTTTCTGGTTCAGGTTCCTGAATTTCTTCATCGACAAGTTTTTCAGATTCGGAAACTCCGCCCAGAATTATATCGGCCCTGTCCTCGATATTGTCAGGAAGAGGTTCCGGTTCTGGAGGAACAGAATAAAACTCTGCTTCGATGTCCGACGGATCATCCGTGTCTTTTGTAAATCCGTCCAGTCTGGCTCGTTCCTCAATCATCTTCATGTTGACTCCATGTTCTGTTCGATTTTTCATTTCGATCATGGCCAGTTCCCGCATAGCCTGATACGTTTCTCCATCAAATACGATATTCACAACAGAAACATTCCCGTGGTCCTGTGTCGATTTTTTCAGGAATTGAAGCTTGAGCGGCAACCCGACAAGAACCCCGTTCGTTATGGTTTTCAGGAATTCGAGAGAAGAAAGAATATTGCTGATCGTATTCCAAGAATGAGTTCTGAATCGTAGAACCCCTCCGATTTCCGGGATGTCAGAAAGAATACAAGATAGAATTCCTGATGGTTTGCACCGCGTCACCCCTTTCGAATCTGGCTGCATCATGGGGCATGAATCGGGATCACAAATTATAAATCGAGTATCTCCGGCTTTTACTTCCTGGTTTTTTGATTTTTCATATCTTGTTTTCATTTTGTGATCGGGAGAACCCGAAAATATTTGATCCATGATTGTAAAATATGTGGGTTTTCCGGACTGCTGAAACGTCATTTCGGCGATTTCTCCGTCACCTCTGCAGAGACATTTTGATCCGGCGTAATAGGCAAAGGACGTGTAAAAATTCAGATCGATGTCGTCAAACAATAATCTGATTTTTATTTCCTTCGGTTCCGGGCCGAGAAGTTTCATTATCCGATCGTCAATCAGATAATTTCCGTCCGGTCCTTTTTCTGTTTTTGTGACGACAAAATGGTCATATCGGATTGGAACCTGAAATTTCGTTCCTGATTTTGATATTTTTGTTTCACCTTTCCCTCCTATCTTAATTTTTCCCATTTCGGCGAGCCGTCTGTTTATTCCTTTTTTAATCACTGTTTCCCTCCTGTTTATTTTTGTAATCCCCATGGATTCGGTTGACGTAATTTTTTTCTTTTTTCGATTGATTTTAAAAATAAAAACTTAAAAAGAGCAGGCCATTTTATTTTAACCTCAAGCTCTGTTGTAATTTTACCAATTTCCATTTATCCATCCTGTTTATATATTCTTAATATCGAGTTTTCGATATTCTTTCCCAATCTTAATCAACCCGGCCGATTCAACCGCCGAGAATAATTCCTTATTTTTTCTTAATTCCTTGACGCTGATTGTTTCTCGTCCCGGAATTTCGGAAGCAGACGCCAGAGTGATTCCTTCCGGAGTCTGCAGATATTGATTTCCGCCGAGATAGAGGCCCAGGGCGTTTTTTATATCGTCTTTCTTTTTCCCGATATCTTTTTCCTTTTCCAATAATTTCGCGTATTCCTGAAGCATTGATCGGCATTTAAATTCATCATCTCCGGAAACAACCGTTTTGGTATCCGGTTTAAAATTAGGGAAAAGCCGGACAACATCATCCCATGTTTCCGGTTTCGGCGATTCGTCTTGATCGACAAGATCAAGCATTCGTTCTGCGAGAGTCAAAAGCGCGTTACAAGTTTTTTTACTATAATCAATCGGACCGTATAGACGCCAATCGTAACCGCCGATCAAGACGGCGACGTAGGAAACAGAGATTCCGTAACAAAACATTTCCCACTGTTCCTGCAGATACACAGACAGAGGAATTCCGGAAGAGGAAAAATCCTCAGGATCATATCCTTTATTTTTGTCTTTCTTTCTCGATCCGGCCGCAAACTCACCGGTATTTTTTGCCTGAATGATAATCGGGAAATCGCCGGACAGATCCAAAAGGTCCGCATGTGCGCAAAGACGATTTCCGGCCATGGCCTCGGTCCAGGAATGCAAATCATTAAATTTTTCTTTTCCGTCGAGCCGGGAATAAATAAAGCCGTTAGCAAAATTTTCTCCGTAGACTTTCCGGACATATTCGCCCAGGATCATGGGTTCCTGTTTGTGTCCCCATGCGGTCCGGTTGTTTCCCTGAAATGGCTCAGTTCTTCCGGTCAGTTCTTCCCAGAGTTGCAGCGGTGTTTTATACGGATTTATTCCGGAAATCGTCGCCATGTCGGACGCCCCGATATATTTTCGACCTTTTGAAAAATTGCGGTCGGTCATGTATGTAAAATTATTCATCTTGTTATCCTCTGCGGCGGAGGGTCCGGAATATCCGGGCCGGTTTTTACAAAAGCGATTTCATTTTCTTTGCAGAATTTTATTAAATCTTTTTCATTTATTTTAAGGGAAGGCCGAATATAATCATTTTTTTCGGCTTTCAATAGTCCTTCTGATATCCATTTTCTCACCGTCTGTTCGGTGCGCCCGGTCAGTTCTGAAACTTCTTTTACTGTCATTTATTTCCACCTCCATTTCAGTCCGTCAATTATATATTATTATATATAATTATGTCAATAGTTGATTTGATTTTTTTTTCGTGGTATTATCAAAAAAATCGGGAGGGCTTGGCTTATAATGGACATTGCGACAATTATCAGTATCGGGACATTATTGACGATGTTGACCGGCTTTATTCTTTTCTATCAGAAACAGCGGACACAATTAAAAGATCGGATGAAAGACGAGTACGAAAAAGGGGTACAGCGTGGAAAAGATGAGGCTGAAATGGCAGCAATAAAAAAATCTTTAGATGCGAGTCATGATAAACATCGGAAAACAGTAATTGACATGGAAGAAATTGTTAAAAGATTGACAGAACTCGAAGCCCAAAATTCTATGATGTGTGAAACGCTAAAAAGAATTGAATCAAAAATTGATAACCGGGATGACGGAAAATGAATACATTGAAACGGCAAGATTATTACAGCCAGAATAATAATCGGTTCCGGCCTTTGGGGGCCTGCAATTGGACGTCTGTCGTTATGGCAGCCTGTCAATCCGGGATAAAAGAGGCAGAACTTTTATCCCGAGTCGCGCACTGGAATAAAATTAACGGGTGGAAATATTCGCAGCCAGAAGATTCCGGAATGGCGTTTACTCAAGCAGATAAATACCGGGATATTGCGCGAGGGAGTTTTCCTCAATCGGACAAATACCCGGAACAATCCTGGAACGCCCTGAAATCAGCGTTTAATGACTGGATAGGGGAAGATTTGGCTTTTATTCTTTGGGATCAGACCGAGGAAGAAATTCTTGATAAGCTGGCGGCAGGGTTCGGCGCTGTTGTCTGTGGCGATTTTCCGACAACCAAAGGGCATTTTGTTAATGTAGGCGGGATCAATTTTGATACTGTTACAATTAACGACCCGCATGGAAACCCGTTGGACGGCTATAAAACAACCGACGGGTATAATATTCATATTCCAATCGAAATGTTTAGAACGATAATTCATGGCCCAGGGCCAGGGCGATACCGCGTATTGTATGTGAGGCCGAGAGAATGAAAATTTCCGGCAGAAAAATGTTTGTTTTCGTTTTACTTACCGTTTTGTTTTCCGCCGCGGTCGTTGTTTTTCTCATTTTTTCCGGGATGGAAAATAAATCAGGGGTTCTGATTGCCTGGTTCACGGCGGAAACGACCTTGGCCGGGTTTGTTGTCGGGGCCAATATGCTCGAGAAAAATAAAAGAATTCAGACGGGATCTTATCAGGACCCCACGGAGGGAAAATGAATGGGAAAAGTAAGGCTGTTTTTATTCTTTCTGGCGTTATCGTTTTGCTTATCGCCGGATTGTTTTTGTCAATGCGTGCCTGTTTCCGATCTAATTCCGATTTATCAGAAATACGAGACATTAACCGAGGACTTGAGCTTATCAATATTGACCTTGTCGAGCGAGAACGAACAACAAAAATTTTATATCAAGAGCTTGGAAAACTCCAAATTGAAGCAAGCGGAATTACTACTGACCTTGCAGAATCAGAGCAACGAGAAGGACAAGAAATTACAACAGCAAGCGGAATTATTGAAGAGTTCAGATCAAACAATAAAGAATTTAAATCTCTCATTGAAAAAGGAAAAAACTAAAAGTTGGTTTATAGGGTTTGGAATTGGGCTCTCAGCCGCGTTTGTTATTGCCGCGGGTTCTTCAGCCGCGGTTTATTTTTTGGCAAAATAAGAGCCCGGTTTTTACACCGGGCAAAGATAAGGGGGATAAGATATTATAAAGGGCAACGCCCATTATAGTCCGTATATTTTTTGTAGTGTTTTCGCTCGATCAAATGCGGTAATTCTTTTTCCTCCGAGAGTAAACACCGGTTCAATCAGAATATTTCCGATTCCGCCGCCTTCAAAATTTTCAGGATCAGTGATTTTCATGCCGGTTATTTTTTCAACCTCGGCGATCGATCCGGCGTATCGTTTTGTGTGATCCGGATATAAAATCCTGAAAAACATTGGTTTCTTTTTCATGCCATCCGCCTTCCTTTTTCGACCATTTCAGATCTTACGTTTTTAACATGTTTTCCATCTTTCGATGTCAATACAAGATCGCCGTGGTTGTTAACGATCCGGGTTCTCCATTTTGTTTGCAGTTCTCGCCTCGTGTAGTACCAATTCTCAATTTTATACTTTTCAACCAGCATCTCAATTCCTCCTTAAAACACCCCCGGCCAGAAAATCTACTCGACCGGGGGACCGTAGCAGGTTACGCAGCAGAATCCTCACGCCGTCTTTTCGGTTTCCGGGCCGGGGGAAATACTTAATCTCTTCTGTTATATTGTCGGGAAAAAATCCTTTGCAGTGTTCCAATTTCCAACAGCGTCAAATTCACTTCTCATTTTGTTGATAGTCATACTATCCTCCAGGGTTAAGGTTCCTCAACCATAATTCCGGCATAATCCAGCCGCCCGGCCCCTCTTCCGAAGAAGAGGGCTGGGGTAGTAAAGATTAAAGTTTGTTGTAATCAAATCGGGGGAAAATCCAGTATTCGTTATCGTCTTCATCAACATCTTTTACGGCAAAAACGGGTACATATATTAAAGAATAAGGGTCGATCCAATAAGCATTACCACCGGGATGGCAACCAGGTTTTTTTATTCTAAGTTCCCCGACTTCTTCTGAAAGACATTCAAAATCATAATCCGAAGGATTATAAAGTTTAACCCAACAGTCCCCAAA